GGCTACGTCGGCGGTTACATGGTCAAGAAAATGTTCACCGGAAAGACTACTCGTGACGCTGGGAATATGTTCCAGTCAATGGGAGAAATGAACATTCATCGTGACGGTAAATTCGGGCACCCTGTCGAATACATTTACACTTATGCCATTTCCGTTGATTAAAAAGCAAATGGAGGCGTACATTACTTTGCTTGACAGGAAATTCAAAACAAGATAAAATTCATTTGGAATGGAGGGGAACCACATGGAGAGGTTCATGACAGAAGTTACTGGAAAAATCATTTCCACGGGTGAGGAAACCACCGTGGGAATTGACAAATATGCTGTGGTCACCGATTCCGGCGAACTGTATATCTCAGGATTCAGCCACGCAGACCTTTTGAAGCTGGTGTCAAAGTTGATGGCGGTGGGCATGGAGCAAGCAGTTTTATACACTTATGCAGCCCACAACGACTTCGACGCCGGGGACGTCCACGATGAAGTGACCAAAGACGTGGCGGGCATGTACAATTCCACGGTAGATTACGACGGCAGTTTTGCATAAAACCGCCACCACAGTTATTGTGAATAACACACTAGGTTTATTACTTATACCTGTTAAATTTTTAACGCACCCTGCATTACACCCGACTTTTTGTTATGTTGTATGGGAAGGGAAGGAAACAAACCCCCATATAAAATAAATCCCATGGCAATAAGAAACACAGCCCAGTGTATACAGCATATAGAAGATATAGTTATTATATTATAACTATATCTTTATTATGTACACTATTATAATATATATGTTTCAACTCAAATACAGTATATAAAAGACACCGGGAGCCTCAATACTGCATTTCTTCAATGCTGCAATTACACAATCCCAGCTTTGAAAAAAGACAGTATAGAAGAAAATAGGGTGATATAAATCATTTATACTGTATTTCGTAGATTGCAGGGTTATGTGGTGCAGAAAACCCTGTGTGAAAATAGGATAGGATTTCCCCAGGCATGTGTGTGGGTGTTTTGCGGTTGGGGTGCAAAGTGTGGACAGCAGCCGCCTGCCGCACAGCCCCTTGAAAAAACCCTTTCCAGCACCAAATCTTAACAAACGGAGGGCTATTTAATGGGCAGGAAGCGCATTTTAAATCTGACCCCACAGCAGCGCAAGGCCGCTGAACTGATTGCGTTCAATGAGGACGGGCGCCCGTTCAAAGACATTGCGGCAGAAGTGGGCGTTCATCCGGCAACTATTACACGGTGGCATGCTGACCCTGACTTCGCCTATTTGGTCAATGAATACGCTGACCAAATCATGGAAACCTTCATGGCTGAAGCATATAAGACCCTGCGCAAAATGTCCAAGGGGGCAAAGTCCGAGGGGGCAAAGCTGAAGGCCATTGAACTGATGATGAAGAACCGGGGCAAGCTGAAAGACGTGCAGGATGCCACTGTGAACGTCACTGATGAAAGAACCACGGACGCCATTCTGGACGAAGTGGACAGCCTGAAGGCAAGGCTGGGCATGACTTCCCCAGAAACTACTTCGTCATAGTATCTTGTGATAATATGACGAACGTGATATAATATTCCCAGATAATCATGGGAATGCGGCCTGTTATCACACAGATAATACGTCGTATTACCAGAAGGATGGGAATACATCATGGCTGAACTGTACGCTGACACTGTGAAGCGCTTCACTGACCACCTGTCTGCGCGTGGGCTTGACCACAAGACAATCACAAGTTATGAAGGCGCTTTGAATCGCCTTTTGAAGTTCATGGGTGGGCAAAATGTTGAAAGTGCGCCTTCAAGCACCCCCACCCAAGGGGGGGCCGGGGGGGTGCCTACCCCCATTCAGGCCACCCAACTGGACGTATCAAATTTCAAAAGGTGGCTGGTGGCTAATTTCAAATCGGGCACTGTGGACTTGACCCTGAAGCTGGTGAATGCCTTCTACCGCTGGACAACAGAACAGGGCATCACCGCTGACAACCCTGTGGAATTCGTGGAACGCCCTTCCCTGTCCCCTTCCCCCATCAAGTGGTTGACCACGGAAGAACAGAATGCGGTGCTGCGTGAATCCCGGCGTGTCCACTGTGGTCTGAACGACACCCCCACTGACACCCAGCGGGCAGATCAACTTCGAGAATACACCATCATCCTGACGTTCCTCCGGGCTGGCCTGCGTGTGGAGGAACTGTGTGACCTGAAGCTGTCTGACGTGGTGATCACCCCCCGCAAAGGCCATGTGGCAGTCAAGGGCAAGGGTGATAAAGACCGCACCGTGCCGCTGTCCAAAGAACTTCGGGCGGTGTTGGAACGGTACATGGAAAGCCGGAGGGACAACCCTTCCCCGTTCCTGTTTCCCTCACGGCGGTCTGAACAGTCCACCACCCGCGCCATCCAGCACATGGTGGAAGGCTATGCGGAAAGATTGAACATGCCGCACCTGACGTGCCACACTTTGCGGCATACATTTGGTCACGACCTTGCGAAAGCCCACATTCCGCTGGACGTCATTGCGAAGTTAATGGGGCATTTCAAAAAGGACGGGCGCCCCAACATCACCACCACGATGATTTACACGAACCCCGGAATGGCTGACCTTGAAGATGCGGTGGAAACCATCGCGTGGAACTGAAAAACTGAATCGACCACCTGACGCGCTGGCGAAATGCTGGCGCGTTTTTTATTGCACGAAAGGGGCACACATGGCTGAATACAAACTGGGGCAGCGCACACTGAAACAGGGCATGAAGGGTTCTGACGTGCTTGAACTTCAACGCGGCCTGACCACACTGGGCTTTGACGTGACATACAAGGACAAAAAGGGCGTCAAGCAAAACGGGCTGGACGGTGACTATGGGTCAGTGACTGCCGCTGCCGTCCTCATGTTCCAGACCATGCACAAGATCAAGGGCAGCGGCGTGTTCGATGCATACACCCATTCCCTGTTCGTGGTTGCCCTTGCGGAAAAACTGGCGGCTGACCTGACACCTCCAACCACCCCCACACCCCCGGTGGTCACACCCCCTGCACCTGTGGACACCACCCAGCACTTCTTCCCCATGCGGTTTCCCATCCCTGATTTTTCGGTGTATCAGGGGGAAATCGATTATGACAAGTTCTGCGAGGGGAACGCGTTCGGCATCATGCGGGCGAGGGTCAGCGGCAAGACGGACAGCATGGTGGTCAAGCACATGAAGGCGTTCAAAGCCCGGTGCTTCCCCATCCTTGTGTATGACTTCATCAAACTGACTTCCCATGACGATGCGAAAAAGCAAGCGGAAGCCATCCACGCCCTGTGTTCCCCGTACACCCCCGTGGTCTGGTATGTGGACTTTGAAACCCTTGCGGACGGCGTGTCCTACTCGCAAGCCATCGCATACACCCGGACATATATCTCCCGGCTGCGCGAACTGGGTGCCGTCAAGGTGGGGCTGTACACTGGGGACTATCGCTGGCGTTCCAACCTGTACAAACTGGGGGATGCGGTGGATGATGTCTGGATTGCATCCTATGGCGTCAACAGCGGCTACCTGTCCCGCATGCCTTCAAAGATCGTGGGCGGGCTGCACCAGTACACGTCCATGGCGGGCGCACGAATCGACGGTGTGAAGGTCAAGGGCGCCCCCGGCATTGACAAGCGGACGGACATGAACCGCCTGACGGGTCAGAAGCCCCTGTCATGGTACACGGGGCGGCAGTACGACACCCCGGACTATTACGGCGTGGCGAAGATCACGGCGGCTGTGGCTGCTGTTCTGCCGGATGCGGGCGAAACCACGAACAAACTGGGCGAAGTGAAAAAGGGCGCCCTGTTGCCGCATCGAGCCGGGGACAAAAACGGCTTCACGGCGGTCTGGTGGAAAGACACGGCGGCATTCGTCCCCACCAGTGCGGTCACCATCATCAACGGCTAAATTCACGCCATTCTGGGCGCCTGTGGGCCACACCCTGCCCATCGTCCACCCGACACGGAAAACGACCTCTACACCCCCTGACAGCGGCTAAAATGGCCTTCCCGTCAATGCCCCGTGGTGGGGCTTCACTGTTATGGGGTTCCCTGATCGGAACCCCGCATTTCCTGCCCTGTGAAACGCCGTCCATTCTGGGGGGTATGCGTAAAGGGGTCATATCGGTTCCCGTGTTCACCCGTTCCCAGATAGCCTTCGGGCAAAGCAAAAAGCACGAATAAACAAAAGGGGGGGCACCCATTGACCACAACGCCCATTTTCGGGCTGAAGAAGCCTGACGCCACGGATGCAGTCAAGCGGCAGGATTTCAATGACAACTGGGACTTGCTTGACACCCACAAGCATGACCTGTCCGCACAGACGGGTGTGGTTCCCGTGATCAAAGGCGGCACAGGGGCAACCACGGCAGCGGCTGCACGGGCGGCGCTGGGCATCGGTGACGCGTCCAGCCTGACTTCCGGAACCCTGTCGGCTGACCGCCTGCCCACCGTGCCCATCGAAAAGGGCGGCACGGGTGGCACTGACCCGGCGTCTGCCCGGTCTGCGCTGGGTGCTGCTGGGACTGCCGTGGCAACCCCCGCTGTAAACGGCCTTTTGAGCGCCACTGACAAAAGCAAGCTGGACGGTGTTGCGGTGGGCGCCAATAACTACACCCACCCGGCAAGCGGCGTCACGGCGGGGACGTTCGTGAAGGTGATCGTGAACGCACAGGGCCACGTCACGGGTGGTTCTTCCGGTCCGGCAGCGGTGGCAGACGGTGGCACGGGTGCAACTGATGCGGCAGGCGCACGGGTGAATCTGGGCTCTGCCGCCTCCAGTCACGCAAGTGACACGGGGGCAAATGGCGTGGCGTCCGCTGCCCTGTACGGGCATGCCATGGCTTCTTCCCTGCTGCCCCTTGCGGCTGGTGTTGCAAGTGCGGGCGAGGACAACGGCAAATACGCCCGTGAAAAGCATGTCCATCCGGCACAGACAGACGTGACGGGCAACGCAGGGACGGCTTCCAAACTTGCCACCCCCCGCCTGATCAATGGCATGGCCTTTGATGGCGGCGCGGACATTAACTTCGGTGCGCTGGCGCCCGTCGAAATTCCTACCAGTGCAGACCTGAACGACTACACCACCCCCGGTATGTACTTCGCCCAGTTTGACAGTGTGGCCCAAACGTTGGCAAACACCCCCACCAGTATCGCCTTCTTCCTGTTGGTTGGAAAGCACAAAGGCGCATCCCAACAGGTAACCGAATACGCCCCGTCGAACCCGAAAGTGTACATGCGCAACTATACATCCGGTACTTGGGGTGCGTGGTATCGGGTTTACACCACCGCTGACGCACCCACCAGCGTGTCCGGCAATGCAGGCACGGCAACCAAATGGGCCACCGCCCGGAATGTGTCCATCACTGGCGGCGCTACGGCTGCAGCGGTTGCCCTTGATGGCACGGGTGATATTGCCCTGTCCGTCACGGCGCTGGACATGAGCAAGGCCAATGCTGGAACGCTGCCCATTGCACGGGGTGGCACTGGGGCCACGGACGCGGCAACGGCACGGACAAACCTTGGCGTCACCCTTGCGAATTTAGGCGCGGCGGCTTCCGTCCACGGGCATGCCTTGACGGACGCCAATATCACGGGTATGCTTCCGGTTGCGCAGGGCGGCACGGGACAGACCACCCTCGCACTTGCCCGCAATGCTATGGGCCTTGGCAATACCACGGGCGCTGTTCCAGTTGCCAACGGCGGCACGGGGGCAACTTCGGCAAGTGCGGCCCTGACGAATCTGGGCATCATCTACGCTGCCACCCTGCCCACCACTGTGGTCAACGGTCAGATCATTCTGATTCCGCTGACGTAAGGGGGAATGAGCAATGGCAACAAATCGGCTTGACCCTGTAAGCATCCGCGCCCGTACATCCGCCGGTTCATGGGTTTCGGGCAACAGCACGGACATTGCTTTCGGAACAACCGCGGCGGGCGTCGGGTATAAAACCGTGTTCGGGTATCCGGCGATTAGTACACTTTCCGGTGTGAAATCTCTCACGTTTTACATCCGGCGAAGTGACGGGTATGCGTCCCGTACCGTCAACGTGGGCGCGGCGCAAGCAAACGGAACCGCGTCGGAACAGACCCTTGGCTCCTTTTCCCTGTCCTCGAATACATCATGGCAGTCGAAGGATTTTACGGCCTATATCACAAAATTGAAGGCGTATACCGGAACGTGGTATCTGTGGCTGTGGAACAACACCGATGGTCAATATGCCGATATTTACAAAACGTCTTATCTTGTTGCTGAAACAGAGGACGGCGCCATGTACATCGGCGTGAACGGCGTCTGGGTCAAATGCGCGGTGTATCAGGGCGTCAGTGGCGCATGGGCGCGTGTGGCGCCGTATGTGGGCGTGTCTGGCGCGTGGAATCAGATCGGCGGTTAACCAAACGACAAAGCCCGCTGTGTGAAAGCATGGCGGGCATTTTTATGGAGGATTCGACATGACGAGCAAGGAAACGCGGGCGGCTGTTGTCAAAAAGGGCCTGTCCCGCAAGGGAAAAAATTCCTACACGCAGGAAAGTAAGCGTGTGTATGTGGGCGGCTATCCTGCCCCCGGTGACAACGTGACAGGGTTCAGCGACTGCAGTTCCTTTGTCCGCTGGTGCTATCTGCAAGTCTGTGGTGTGAACATCGGTTCAAACACGGCGGTGCAGATCGTGAACAAAAATCTGACGGAAGTCTGTGGCGCCAAAGGTGGACAGCCCGCTGACCCGTCTGCCCTGCTGCCCGGTGACCTGCTTTACTACAAGGGCGGCAACCTGTCCCGCCCGTATCAGGTGGGCCACGTCGAAATGTACATCGGCAACGGCAGGCTGCTGGGCCATGGTAGCGGAATCGGGCCGAAGGAAAAGGACATGAAGGCTTACAACCTGTCCCGCTATGTGATCAAACGCGGCCTGATCAAAGTGCTGCGTTACATCCCGCTGGACGGCAGCGACACCGACCCCGTGGTCACCCCTGCCCCCACCCACGGCCTGAAGGTGACCGCCTCCAGCCTGAACGTCCGCAAGCTGCCCAGCATGAAGGGCGGCAAGCTGGGCGTGGTGAAGCGCGGCACTGTCCTGACCCCCAACGGAAAGACGGCTGACGGCTGGCGCGGCGTGACCTACAAAGGCGCGGACGCGTGGCTGTCTGCCAAATATGTGGAGGTACAATAATATGGCGAAGGCAAAGACGGCGCCCATTTCCCCCATCACGGTGCAGGCGCCCCCGTCTGTGGTGGACATTGCCACCCTACCCGGCCTGTACGCGGGCGTGACCGGGCGCACGGTGTATGTGTCCATGGCGCAGGGGCTTCTGGCGGCGAAGGGCTATTCCTGCCCCATCACAGGCGACTATGACGCGGCAACGGTCAAGGCTGTCCAGCGGCTGCAGATCGAAAACGGCCTGCTTCCTGACACCCGGATTTCCTCAAAGGAATGGCGGCTTCTGACCGCCTGAACCCATGAAAATTGATGATGTGCGCAGGCGTTTGGCTGTGGTGGCTGAACGCCTGTCCCTTTATGAAATCCTCCGGCAGCGCGGTGATATGACCCCCACGGATGCTGAACGGTATCTTGCGGACATGCGGGAAGTGGAAAAGCTGCGGCGCATTGAACGCTGCTTTTCGGACGTTCTGTTCTTCGCCTATGAGTATTTCAGCGAAGATCGGAACCCCGGCAATGACGATAACCTGATACCGTCCGGCATCACCCTTGACACCGCCCCGGAATTCCACCGTGAACTGACTGCAATGCTGGATTCAGTCACCACGGAAAAGCGTAACGCCCGCATTGCATACGCCTGCCCGCGTGGTCACGGCAAATCTGCGTACCTGTCCAACGTGTTCCCCTCGCACCAGATCGTGTTCGAGCTTCGGAAGTACATTCTGGTGGTGTCCGAAACGGACGGCATGTCAAACAAATTCGTGGAGTGGATTTCCAACCAGCTGAAGTTCAACAAAAAGCTGCGTGACGATTTTGGGGAATTCCTGCACGAAAAAAAGGTGCTGAACGAACGGGACAATCAGGAAGCCTTCCTGACCCTGACCGGGACGCTGGTGGAATCCAGTTCCATGGGCAAGCAGATGCGCGGTAAACGAAACGGCGCCTTCCGGCCTGATCTTGTCATTTGCGATGATCTTGAAAGCACGAAGAACACGAACACCCCGGAACTGCGTGAGAAAAACGCCCATTGGTTCAATTCCGTGGTCATGCCTATCGGTAACCCGGCAGACACGGCGTTCATTTACATGGGGACGTTCGTTCACGGCAACGGCCTGCTGCCTACCGTCCTGAAGCGCGGTGACTTTCAAAGCAAGGTGTACAGCGCCGTGGTGTCCCCGCCTGATAACCCCGAATTGTGGGAACAGTTTGAATCCATTTACAGGGACATGGAACGCGGGGATGATCGTTTCACGGCTGCGATGAACTTCTACACGGCAAACAAAGCGGACATGGACGCCGGAATTCAGGTGCTGTGGCCTAAACGGTGGAGTTACGCGGAATTGATGATTGAGAAGGTGAACATGGGTTCCCGCGCCTTCGGGTCAGAGTTCCTAAATAACCCCATTGACGAGGAAAGCCAAATCTTCCGGCCCGACACGTTCATGTTCTATGACGTGGGGGACATTGTGGACGCCAAAGGGAAGCCCATGAGCCTTGAATATTACGGGTTCTGGGATATTGCCATGGGCAAGTCCAACCGTTCCGACTATAACGCCATCGTGACGTTGGGGCGGGACAAGCGCACGGGCATCATTTTCATTGTGGAAGCGTGGGCATCCCAGTGTCCGGCGCACGTTGCCCTTGAACGCGCACTTTCATTTTGCAAGCAGTACAACTATAAAACCTTCGGCGTGGAAACCGTGCAGGCGCAGTATGACATGTACCGCCAACTGCGCGAAAAGGCAGCGGCGGCGGGTGTATACGGCACGAAGTTCAAGCCTGTGCAGCCCCGCACGAAGAAGGAAAACCGCATTGAAATGCTGGAACCGATGATTGAAAACGGAACCCTGCGCTTCCGGCGAACCCACCGCCTGCTGATCGAACAGATGGAGCAATACCCCGGTGGTGACCATGATGACCTTCCTGACGCCCTGTCCGGCGCCTGTGACCTGTGCAGGGGCGCAGTCCGGCGCAGTTATTACCTGAAACCCCATGGGACATAGGTTAAATGTATGATAAGTCCATTTGTGACCCTGCATTTATACCGACTTTTTGTTATGTTTCACGGGAAGGACTTCTGAAAGGTGGCGAACACTTGTTAATCACAAACGGGTCTGAACAGACGCCGTTCGGTTACAGATACGGCGTGTACGGGCAGGACATGTTCGCTGTTGGCGAATCGTTCCCCCACCCGCACCATGAAGCGCGTGTGGCACGGTACAGGGCAAACCGGAAGCTGTTTACGGGCCAACACTATGACGTCTTTGAACGGCAGAACAACCGCATGAGCCAAACCCAGCGGGACATTGTGTATTTGACCGTGAACCTTCCCGGCCTTATCTGCAAAAAGTCCGCTGACTTCCTGTTCGGTGAAAACGCCCAATATTCCAGCGGCACAAAAGCGGATTCCCCTGAACAGAAGGCGCTTGAACGAATCGGCGCCGACAACAATCTGGGCATCACGAACTATGAACTGGCGCTGGGCGCCGCTGTTCGTGGTGATTCTTTTTATAAACTGCGCTGGGGGCAGGAACACGGTGGGCTGCTGCCCGCCAACATTGACCCCTTCCGCGTGTTCGTGGAAGCGCAGAACCCGGAATACGTGTTCCCTGAAACGTCCCCCACCGATGCAAAGCGAATCATGGTTTTCCATGTGGCCTATCCGGTGGTGGTTCCTGATACGGCAGATCAGGAATGGATTCTGAACGTGGAAAGCCACTACCCCGGAAAGATCATCTACCACCAGCACCGCATGAAGCCGGAACGCGTCGGTGAGAACTGCGAGATTCAAAGCTGGCGCATTTACGCCACCATGGACGGCAGCACGGAAGTGAACACGGGCGTTCCGTTCCCCCTGATCATCCATGTGCCAAACTATGGCCTTGACGATTCGTGGGAAGGCTTTGACGATCTTTCCGAACTGAAGCCCCTGCTGGACGAACTGAACAACCGTCTTTCTCTGATTTCCGTGATTCTGGACAAACACAGTGACCCGGCAATGGCGATCCCGTCCGGCCTGATGGACACGGACGAAGATGGGCGCCCCATGTTCCACGTCGGGCGTGACAAGGTGTTTGAAATCATGGGGAAAGACGAAATCATTCCCCAGTACATCGTTTGGAACGGTCAACTGGAATCGGCATTTTCCGAAGTCAATCTGCTTGTGGAACAGATTCTGACCCTTGCGGAAATCCCCAGCGTGGCGCTGGGCAAAGACAATTCTGGGACGTCCGGTGCTTCCGGCCTGTCCATCAAGTGGCGCATGAACAGCCTGCTGTCCAAAGTCAACCGGAAGCGCGCCTATTTTGAACGGGCGCTGAAACAGGTGATGCTGGTGGCACAGTTACTGGAACACGCGCACGGGCGCCCGGACTACAAAATCACCCCGCCAAAGATCACCTTCATGGATGGCCTGCCGGATGATGAAATGGAAAATGCATCCATCATGAACCTGCGCACTGGCGGTCAGGCTACCCTGTCCCAGAAAACCGCCATCATGCGGCTGGACGGCCTGACGGCTGAACAGGCTGACGCGGAACTGGAACGAATCAAAGACGAAACCGAAACGGTGGACGCGTCCATTTTCAATAAAGAACCGGGCGCTGAAGATCCGCCACAGGACAAAACGGATGATGAAGCGGGGACTGACCCCCCGGAAGGCGCCCCGGACGGCGGTGACTGATGGCACGGAACGCATTGATTCCACGTCCAGAGTACGAAGCGGACGTGGCGAAGCTGACCCGCCTGTATGAACAGGCATTCCAGAACCTGCGCCGTGAACTGATGAACACCCCCGTGGACAGCATGAGCAAAACACAGCTTGACGCTGCCGTGCGGGACATGGCGTCCATCACAAAGCGCCTGAACATCGATACCGCATCATGGGCGAAGAACTACATTCCAAAGGCTGCAAGGGACGGCGTAGCAACAGCGCGGGCATCCATCGGGCTGGCGCCGTCCTTCGCAACTGCACGGGGTTCAACGTCATTCAGCGGCCTGAATAAGCGCATGACGGAAGCGGTCATGGGTGACCTTCAGAACGACCTTCTGCAAGTCACCCAGAACGTGGACAGGCGTGTGCGGCAGGCTGTGCGGTCTGCCACTGCGGAAGTCATGCGCACGAACATGGCACAGGGCAAAAACGGCCTGCGCACAAACAAAGCGGCGCTGATGAATGACCTTCGCAACCGTCTGGGGAACACCCTTGACACGGGCATCATTGACGCGGCAGGCAGGCGCTGGAACCCGAACACCTATGTGGACATGGTTGTGCGCACAAAGATGATGGAAGCCAACACACAAGGCACCATCAACGAAGCACTGGAACGTGGCGTCCTGTACGGGCGCGTGAGCGTCCACCACGCGTCAGACGCCTGCAGCAAGTGGGAAGGCAAGATTCTGAAGTTAGTCCCGGATGCGCCGGGGGACTTCCCCACCGTGGATGAAGCACGGGCATCCCGTGAAATCTTCCACCCCCGCTGTGGTCACCTTGTGCTGCCGGAACGGAACCCGCCTGAACTGGACGAACTGACGCCGGAACCCGCTGTGGAACAGACGCCGGAACCCCAGCAGCCCGGATTCATCCCGGCGAAGAACTTCGATGAAGCTACGGCATACGCAAGGGACGTTCTGGGCATCGAAAACCCGGATTTCAGTCACCTGTCACTTGACACGGCAAACAAAACGAATAAAATGATAGGTGAACTGCGCAACACTTACAGCGCAAGCAACGTGCGAATCAGGACGGTTCAGACCACCAAAGACCTTTACCGTTCGTGCGGCTACACCCGGACGCCTGCGAACGTTCTGGGCTGTGCTGCCGCGAAAAAGCAGGCCATAGGCTTCACTGAACGCTACTTCGGCAGGAACGTGAAAGCCGGGGACAGCCCTGAACTGGTGGCAATGAGCAATAAGCGGACGGGCTGGTGGACAACGGGCGATCCTATGCACGTCATTGCCCATGAACTGGGCCACAGCCTGTATGGAACGGCGCTGACAAAGCTGAAGCCGCTGGAGTTCAACGCGGCAACATCCGGCTTTGACGCTGTGAGAAAAGCGGCGTCCGGTGTTGGTTCTGACGTGTACGCTGACCTTCTGTCGAAGTACGGCATGACGAACTATGACGAATTCGCTGCTGAAGCCTTTGCGGAATACACGCTGTCTGAAAAACCGCGTGAACATGCCCGGAAGTTTGGCGAATGGCTGAAAGAAATTCTGAACAGATAGGGGGAACCGGAAATGATCAGCCCACCCGAAGAACTGCAGGACTATCTGGACGTAGACCCGGACGTGGGATTCATCCTGAAACCCGGCGCCCCTGACAGCGTTCAGGCATTCTTCAAAAGCTGGACTGTTGAACTGGAAGAAGCGCGGGCGTTGGGTATCAACTTCTAATACCTGACCAACATCATAAAAGCACACCCTCACGGGTGCGCTTGGAGGTATCATCCATATGAATGGCCAGATGTATCAGATTTGCTCCATTGTTGCGGCGAGTAAAAAAGCGATTCAATCTGACGGGCGGTTTAAATACTCACCCGCAAAATATGAGAACACTATCGTATTTTCATTTCTGCCTGAAAAGAAAATCTTTGGAATAGAAAAATATACGGCGCCAAATGTGTCAGCATGGTTTGAACACATCAGAAAAAAGGGATTACAGGATATAAAGTTTCTTTGCCCATATATCGAAAAAGATAGACGGCTTTTAGGGTTTTCAAACACAACAGAGAGTTCTATCTTTTGTTTTTTTAAAGGGGGAGCCGTATCTTATTTTGTGCCGGATTGGCAATTTGATTCTGAAAAGGGGCAATGGAATATCTTATATTCAGAATATGAATGTCCCAACCCACCCTCAGAAAAACCTTGCTTTGAAAACAACGCTGATTCTTTTAGGCAGGTATTATCGGACATTCAAAACTTAGCTGTTCTAATCGGATGTGAAAATTTTGCGCATATTTTTGGCTCTGCGCAGAATCTTTTGGATGGTGTCGGTGAATACCCGGATGAGAGATATGGCTTAGAGTTACCTCCACTGCCGCAGGGCAATCTTCAAATCTTTGAAGCTGCAAGCCTTGCAGATGTATTTGGTGCAATGGGATCGTGGAATGACAGTCCGCTTGATATGGCACATGAAAAAGGGCTCGACAAAGAATATGAACATCTTTCCAGTGAATTGCTGAAAAGCATAAGGCTTTCTATTTTGTATGCAATTAACGAATGGTAATTCTATGAGCATAGTCCTTATGCTGCCAATTTCAATTTAAGGGGCTGGCTGAATTACTTGCTGTGAGCATAACCAGAATAGCTGCAGTAATTTTTAATTATATTATTCGAAGGCGTGATAGTTTAAATCCTTATCTAAAGGTAGTATGCTATCCAGATATGACGTGGTTTGCATGCGGTTGTAGTGTAAGCCTTGTATCATGTGGTTTTTCAGCCTGTTTTCGGTATGGCAAGGTGTTTATACCTATCCCCTTAAAATTACGCTCTACTGCGTAACAAAGATTTTTTAATGCACCAATAAAAAAGGCGGAGCGCCCGGCTTAACTGGATGGCTGTGGGTTCGCCTCCCACGCCTACGCCCCACCCCGTCATGGCGGTAAACTGGCGGCAATTTTGCGTGTACGATCACGGTAAAAACGGAGGTATTCCATGAAGTTCCCTTTTCGCATGACCCCATTCCGCGCCACGGATGATGCAGGCGGCGGCGCCCCCAGCGAGCAGAACCCGGATAACACGAATCCTGATGTGACACAGCCGGAAACACCCCCCGCTGAAACGACGCCCCCCGCACAGCAGACGCCCCCGGACAACCGTTCCCAGTTCATCCCCCGTGAGAGGTTCGATGATGTCAACGGCAAATATCGAACCCTGCAGGAAACGCACAACACGCTGTCCACCAGCTATCAGACGGCCCTGACAGAGCGCGACACCGCAAAGGCGGAAGCAGAAACTGCGAAAACGCGGGCTACCCAGCTTGAAGCGGCGCTGACTGAAATGCTGAAGGTTCGTGTGGATGCACTCCCGGAGGACAAGCGGGACTTGATCCCTGACGGCCTGTCTGTTGATCAGAAGCTGGTGTGGCTTGACAAGGCCACGGCAAAGGGGATTTTCACGGCACCCCAGCAGACCCAGCAGCCCATTGGTTCCCCCACGAATCCCGCGCCCGGTGCTCAAACCCTGAACCTTGACATCATGTCCCCGCTTGCAAAGATGGCGGCGGCATACGGCGCAAAGCACTAAAAAACGGAGGTATGCACCATGCCTATGACCCTTGTGGAAGCCGCGAAGCTGTCTACGGACACCCTGCAGCGCGGCGTCATTGAAACCTTTGCCCGCACCAGCGCGGTGCTGGAGCTTCTGCCCTTCATGGATATTCAGGGCAATTCCTACAAGTACAACATCGAACAGACCCTGCCCGGCGTCGGCTTCCGTGGCGTGAACGAAGCCTATGTGGAATCCGCTGGCGTGGTCAACCAGCTTTCCGAAGGTCTGGTCATTGCGGGCGGTGACGTGGACGTTGACCGCTTCATTGTGCAGACCCGTGGCAACGTGAACGATCAGCGCGCCATTCAGACTGACATGAAGTCTAAGGCGCTGGCGCTGACGTGGACGGACACCTTTTTCAACGGTGACGTGGCGTCCAACAGCAAGGCGTTCGACGGCCTGCGCAAGCGCATCGGCACCCCCCAGACCGTTGTGGCGGGCGCGAACGGCGCGGCGCTGGACATTTCCATGCTGGACGAACTGCTGGACGCGGTTCAGGGTCAGCCGGACGTGCTGTTCTGCAGCAAGGCCATGCGCCGGAAGATCAAGGCTGTCCTGCAGGCGCACAACGCCTACATGGAATCTTCGCTGGACGCGTTCGGCCGCCCGGTCATGTCTTACGGCGGTGTCCCCATCCGTGTGATCGAAACCAACACCACGGGCGCTGAAATCCTTGATTTCAACGAAACCATGGGCACGGATGCAGCTACGGGTTCCATCTTCGCCGTGAAGTTCGGCGCCGAGCAGTACGTGTCCGGCCTCCAGAACGGCGGCATGAACGTCCGCGACCTGGGCGAACTGAACGAGAAGCCCGTGTACCGCACCCGGATTGAGTGGTACAACGGTCTGGCGGTGTTCCACCCGAAGGCTTGCGCCCGCCTGAAGGGTATCAAGAAGTAAGATACCCACCCGGTGAAATGTGGCGGGGGTTCATTCCCCCGTCACTTCTTTTTCTGTGACATGCCCCTGCGCCCACCGAAGGCCATGGTTCCACCACGGCGTTTGATGTAGGTGGCGCGGGGGCAGTTTTCCCACAAAATCAAAGGGGTGGAAACATGTACGAAGTGACTACGCCCGGCAATATGAACTATTGCGGCGTCACGGAAGGCGTGGGCTTTGCGAACGGCAAGGCGCTGGTGGTTGACAAGGCCACCGCTGAAATGCTGGCGCATGACTACGGCTATTCGATCAAGGCGATCAAGGAAAAGGCGGGCAAGGAAAAGCCCGAAAAGACGGTTGAGGAAACGCCGAAGGGTGAAGCCCCGACCGAATAAAGGGGTGGAACCATGGCACTGACCGCCACTGACGCAACCGACTTCATCATGCAGAACGCGGCTGACGTTGAAGATTGGTCTGGGCTGGAACCCACCGCCCGCACCCGCTTTATCAACGTGGCAAACCGCATTCTGACCCGGAAATTCAAGAAGCTGACCATCCCGGATTCCGCTGTGTACCTGTACGCGAACAGCCTTTGTGTCACCTTCAACGACACAAACCGTTATGCGTCCCACGGAGTGCAGTCTTTCAGCGTCAGCGGGGTGGCATCGTTTTCATTCTTCGCAAACCCGGACGAACTTGGAAAGAAAATTCCGCTTTCCGTTCTGGACGAAATCAGTGACGCAAACAGTGGCGTTCCGGTGTATCGGCGCGCTGGAATGGCGGTGTACTGATGGCGATTTTGCCCTTGAAACAGAAGATCACCGTGACCCCCTGCACTGGCGACAGTTCGGACTTCGGTGTGCCTGAAATGGGCGCCCCAACCGTCATGAAATGCCGCTATCAGGAAACTGTCACGCTGGTGACGTCGATTTCCAGCGGCAAGGAAGTGGTGTCCAAAGCCACCATTTTCTTTGACGGGTTCGTGGACATAAACGAACGCACCCGGCTGGAGTACATCAACGAATCCGGGCAAACCCTGACGCACACGCCCCTGTCCATTGCGGTGAAGCGCCATATAAACGGCAAGGCCATTTTGACGGTGGTGTATGTGTAATGGGCTTTCAGGTTTCGCTGAACATCGACGCAAAGACCCTTGAACGGGCCTTGCGGAACGGCGTTGACGAACTGCAGCGTGTAGCTGCCCAGTCCATGGGGGACGTTCTGGACGCATGGAAAGCCGCTTCTGTCAACCTTGCGCTGAAGGAATTCAGCACGTTGCGCCGGGGCATTTCCGTGGAACAGGGTCTGGACGGGGACGCGCTTTCCGGCACGATCACGTCCGTGGCTATTGAGGATTCCCCAAAGTGGCCTAACTTCAACTATGCCTATTACTGGCATGAAGTACGGAAGGACAGCCCCCCAAAGAATCCAACCACCCCCGGCACGATCAACACCTATCTGGACACCGCTGCCGAACAGAATCAGGACAAATGGCAGTCCATGATAAAGCGTGATCTTGAGAAGTGTATTTCAAGAATAGGACGGTGAAGCGCCATTCTGCTAAATGAACTTCGGGCCTTGACGGACTTTCTGAAAGCCCTGACGCCCGACTGCACCACGGCGCTTGCCCACCCTTCACACCCGGTCAGCGGCCTGTGGGTGGTTCGCCATGAAAGCGTTCAGGCTGAACAGATCAGTTCCGGCGCAGACGAAACCACGCGGGAATTCACGGTGGTGCTTTACCACCAGTCTGAAGAAACCGTACTTGCTCACATGGACGCCCTGCACCAGCGCGTCAAGGCGGGTGACATTGCCCGTGGTGACGGCGTGGCTGTGCGCCTGTCTGGGCTGGGCTTCAGTTCCCCGATGAAGCTGGAAAGCGGTCTGTTCGCCTTGCTGGGCACTCTCAAAACCACATGCCGCACCCTGACAAGTGATGCGCAGGGATATGGCACGGAACCCCTGACGGCAGGGGTACACACTTCAATCACTGAATGAAGGAGCGATTCACACATGGCTGGTGGAAATTGGACGCCGGGCGTTGATCCCGGCAGGCCGGGCCTTTTCCTGAATTTCGTGGATGCGGCTGCAGCTGCTGTTGCCTCCGGTTCCCTTGGCACGGTGGCTATGACCCACACGAAGGCCATCACGGGCACGGCGGTGTCCGGTAAATTCTACACGGTGGACGGCGAAGCACAGGCCATTGAA